CCTCACGCTTATCGCCTCATCCATCATCCTGATTCTAACGTTTATCCCAACTACGGGATAACAACGAAAGGTTTTTCAGTGGAAATTAAAATTAACAATCTTCCAGCCTTCGCAGTCATGCGGCCTGAACACTCTATTGCTATGGAATTGGTTGAGGTGAAGGTTCCTGTGGCGCTTAAGATTGAAAAAATCATTGCCGATTGGTGGTTCCCATTATTAGCGCCGCCAGCCTGGTTCGCATTCATCGTGTGGATTTATCAATACCTATAACGGAGCCAACAATGGCAGACATTACCCAAATGACAGATGCACAGAAACTGAAGCTCGAAGTTTACCGACTGGTGATGAATGACTCAGCAGCTACCGAAAAGGCCATTGAGTTTATCGCTGGTAGCGAGCTGAACTTTGAGCTGTTCAAAGATGCATATGCCAAAACAGCCAATGAGCCGACTGCGCTAGCTAAAACTGAAAAGGCAATTCGCGAAGCCAAACAAGTTCTCGACCTGTTCACTACTGGAGCCTGATATGACCACAGTGGCATGGGATGGAGTCACGTTAGCGTCTGACACCCAGGCTTCAAGTGGTGATGTCGTCTGCTCTCATGATGAGCAAAAGATTTACAGACCGTCAGGAGATGAATGGTCCGTATATGGTGAAAAGATTATTGCCATAGGCTGCTCTGGAGATTGCGGGGCAGAAATGGAGATTCAGGACCTGCTGAAGAATGGGATCACATATGCGACGGAGTTTTTGCCGACCTTTGCATTCTCGTGTCTCGCGATTGTTGGAACAAACCGCTCTTATCTGATAACAAAAGGCTCAGGTGACACCAGAGCAAATATCTCATCTCAGATAACACCGTACGCAATCGGCTCAGGCGGATTAATTGCAAGGGTAGCTATGCACTGCGGAAAGAGTGCTCCTGAAGCTGTAAAGGTGGCAATTGACATGGACTGCTACTCCGGTGGCCGCATTGAAACATTCACACCAAATCAACCAGCATTCATTGTCATGGAGAACTCAAATGTCGCTTAAGAAAGGCCGTAGCAAAAAGGTAGTGGGAGAAAATATCGCTACCGAGATGAAAGCAGGTAAGCCTCAAGACCAGGCTATCGCAATCGCCATGAACAAGGCTGGCAAGAAGAAACCAAAGAAGAAAGGGGCTAAGTAATGGCTATTACTGCAATCCAAACAGCAACAGCAGGCTCTGTAACAAATCTGGTATCGGTCGTTAAGAGCCAACACATTGCAGCATCCCAATATCCATACGGAAGCCTTAAAGGCGTTCACGCTACATCAAGCAAAGTTGAATACTTCCAGCAGGTAGCGACAGGCGGAACTGCGGCAACAGATTACGACATCGTAACAAGCAGGGATCGCGCTGAATTCACAACTAAGTGCAAAGCGAAGATTACTGCAGGCTTCCTGCCATTGGGTGATGTATCAATCGTCCAGATGGGTCCGGGTCGCACCTGTGAGTATGCGCAGGCATTCACTAAGGCGTAATGAACTATGGCGACTGAGAGAAATAAAGGCGGTCGCCCTTCTGATTATCTACCAGAGGTAGCCGCCGACATATGCTCAAGGCTTTCTGATGGTGAAAGCATTCGTTCTATCTGCAAACGTCCAGGTATGCCAGCGAAGGCAACCATCTTTCGCTGGATAGCAGAACATTCTGAGTTTAGAGACCAATACGCGAAAGCCACAGAGAGTCGAGCTGATGCCATCTTTGAGGAAATGATGGATATAGCCGATACGGTGGTTGAAGAGAGTGCGGCCGTATCGAAAGCAAGACTGCAGGTTGATACGCGTAAGTGGATCCTCTCACGCATGGCTCCAAAGAAATACGGCGACAAGATTACAAATGAGATTGTCGGCAAAGACGGTGGCGCTATCCAGATTGAAACCTCACCAATGAGTACGCTATTCGGAAAATGACAACGATAAACCCTATCTTTCAACCGTTCATCGAGGCGCATCGCTACAAAGTCGCCAAGGGCGGTCGAGGTAGCGGTAAGTCATGGGCAATAGCTCGGTTACTCATTGAGGCGGCAAGACGTCAGGCTGTGCGCATACTGTGCGCTCGTGAGCTGCAGAACAGTATCAGTGACTCGGTAATTAGATTGCTAGAGGACACGATAGAGCGAGAAGGTTACACAGCAGAGTTCGAAATACAGCGCTCTATGATTCGGCATCTTGCAACAAATGCTGAATTCATGTTCTACGGCATCAAGAACAACCCGACAAAGATTAAATCACTTGAAGGCATAGACATCTGCTGGGTGGAAGAAGCTGAGGCTGTAACGAAAGAGTCGTGGGACATCCTGATTCCTACCATTCGTAAACCCAACTCTGAAATATGGGTAAGCTTCAACCCCAAGAACATTCTTGATGATACCTACCAGCGTTTTGTTGTCGATCATCCAGATGACATCTGCCTGCTGACGGTCAACTACACAGACAATCCACACTTTCCCGAAGTTCTCCGCCTGGAGATGGAAGAGTGCAAGCGTCGCAACCCGACCCTATATCGTCACATCTGGCTAGGTGAGCCGGTAAGCGCAAGTGATATGGCAATCATTAGTCGCGAATGGCTGGAAGCAGCCACAGATGCGCATAAGCGTCTTGGATGGAAAGCAAGAGGTGCAGTTATCTCAGCGCATGACCCATCTGATACCGGTCCGGATGCCAAAGGTTATGCAATGCGTCACGGTTCTGTTGTTAAACGCATAGCGGAAGGCACGTTGATGGATGTGAACGAGGGTGCTGACTGGGCTGCTGATTTGGCAATTGGCGATAATGCAGATCACTTCCTGTTTGACGGTGACGGATTAGGTGCTGGCTTGCGCAGGCAGATAACCGATTCATTCAGCGGCAAGAAAGTCACCGTGACGATGTTCAAGGGCAGCGAATCGCCATTCGATGAAGATGCACCATATCAGTCCGGAGCGTGGGCTGATGAAGTTGTGCAGGGTGACAACATCCGCACTATCGGTGATGTATTCCGCAACAAGCGAGCACAGTTTTATTACACTCTGGCTGACAGGCTTTATCTGACGTATCGCGCAGTAGTTCATGGTGAATACGCCGACCCTGACGAAATGCTGAGCTTCGATAAAGAGGCTATCGGCGAGAAGATGCTTGAGAAGCTATTCGCAGAACTCACACAGATACAGCGCAAATTTAACGGGAACGGCAAGCTAGAGCTCATGACCAAGGTCGATATGAAGCAAAAGCTTGGTATTCCATCCCCTAACCTGGCAGACGCACTGATGATGTGCATGCACTGCCCGGCATTAGCTCCAGAAGAAACGGACATCTACGTTCCCTCATCCTCCGGTTGGTAAAAATGGCAGAGACATTAGAGAAAAAACATGAGCGCGTCATGCTCAGGTTTGACCGCGCCTATACGCCGCAGCAAGACGTGCGCGAAAAGTGCATTGAGGCTACGCGATTCGCTCGTGTCCCTGGCGGTCAATGGGAAGGAGCAACAGCAGCGGGAACCAAGCTTGATGACCAGTTCGAGAAGTATCCTAAGTTTGAGATTAACAAGGTAGCTACCGAACTAAACCGCATCATTGCTGAATACCGAAACAACCGCATCACTGTGAAGTTTCGCCCTGGAGACAGGGAGGCTAGCGAGGAGTTAGCCAACAAACTTAATGGATTGTTCCGCGCTGACTACGAAGAGACTGACGGCGGTGAGGCATGTGATAACGCATTTGATGACGCAGCGACAGGTGGCTTTGGCTGCTTCCGCCTGACATCAATGCTGGTCAATGAATATGACCCAATGGATGAGCGTCAGCGTATCGCCATTGAGCCTATTTACGACCCTTCACGCTCAGTATGGTTCGACCCTGATGCTAAGAAGTACGACAAGTCAGACGCGATGTGGGCGTTCTGCATGTACTCACTCTCACCTGAGAAATACGAAGCTGAGTATGGCAAGACTCCGCCTGCATCTCTTGACGTAACGACAATGACCAGTTGGGAATATGACTGGTTCGAGCCGGAAGTTGTGTACATCGCTAAATACTACGAGGTGCGCAAAGAGTCTGTTGATGTCATCAGCTATCGCCAGCCGTTAACCGGTGAAATAGCTACCTACGACAGCGATCAGGTTGAAGATATCGAAGATGAGCTGGCAATTGCAGGATTCCAGGAGGTGGCTCGACGCTCTGTTAAGCGTCGACGTGTTTATGTATCTGTCGTTGACGGTCAGAACTTCCTTGAGAAACCGCGCCGCATTCCTGGTGAGCATATCCCTCTCATCCCAGTGTATGGCAAGCGCTGGTTCATCGACGATATCGAGCGCGTAGAAGGCCACATTGCGAAAGCGATGGACCCACAGCGTCTCTATAACCTTCAGGTTTCGATGCTGGCTGATACAGCAGCACAAGACCCTGGGCAGATACCTATCGTTGGCATGGAGCAGATACGAGGCCTTGAGAAGCATTGGGAGGCTCGGAACAAGAAGAGACCTGCTTTCCTGCCATTGCGTGAGGTGAAGGATAAAGCCGGAAACATCATCGCAGGTGCAACGCCAGCAGGTTACACGCAACCAGCGGTCATGAATCAGGCTCTGGCAGCGTTACTGCAGCAGACAAGTGCAGACATTCAGGAAGTAACCGGTGGCAGCCAGGCAATGCAACAGATGCCAAGCAACATTGCGCAGGAAACGGTTAACAACCTGATGAATCGCTCTGACATGGCATCGTTCATCTACCTGGACAACATGGCGAAGAGCCTTAAGCGTGCAGGCGAAGTGTGGCTGTCGATGGCTAGAGAGGTCTATGGCTCAGAGCGAGAGGTCCGTGTAGTTAACGAGGATGGAACTGACGATATCGCGCTGATGAATGCGCAGGTTGTTGACCGTCAGACCGGTAACGTGGTTGCGCTGAATGACCTTTCCACTGGTCGTTACGATGTCACCGTTGATGTGGGGCCAAGCTACACAGCGCGACGTGACGCTACCATATCAGTGCTAACAAATGTTCTTGCTACGATGACAGACGTTGACCAGATGAAGCCAGCTATTCAAGGCTACATCCTGGACAATCTTGACGGAGAGGGAATAGACGACCTCAAGGAATATAACCGCAAGCAATTGTTGGCTTCTGGTGTGGCTCAACCAAGGAACGACAAAGAAAAGGCTATTGTTGCTGAGGCTCAGCAGGCCGCACAGAACCAGCCAAATCCGGCGATGGTTGCCGCAATGGCGCAGGACAAGCTTGCCAACGCAGAACTTCAGAAGGCAGCTAACGAACAAGCTGACATTCAAGTTAAGGCATTCAAAGCACAAACAGATGCGCAGGTTGCTGCAGCTAAGGTTGTAGAAATCCTTGCATCAGCTGACAGCAAACAGAAAGAAGATATTCGTGAGGCTCTAAAACTCCTTGGTCAGTTCCAGCAACAGCAGGGCGATAACGCACGTGCAGATGCTGAGTTAGTCCTTAAGGGGCAGGCGCAAGGCCATTCTGAGCGCATGGATATCACCAGTCTATTCACATCACCACAGCCACCGACAGGCTCACTGTCGAGTTAATCAGGAGTAATCAATGGAAAGCGAACTGATCATCGACGGTCAGGTTATTGACCTGTCTGAAAAACAGGAAACAGCCGAAGAAGTAACCACAGAACAGAAGCAGCCTGAGGAGAAAGTCCAGGCTACTGAAGAAAAAGTGGAGACCGAGAGTGAACAGGCCGAAGAGCAGCCGGAAGAATACTCCCTGCGCGTCGGTGATGAAGAAATATCGCTGACGGAAGAGGATGACGATCACGTTGATGGTCAACCTGCTCCTCAGTGGGTGAAAGACTTACGAAAGAGTAATCGAGAGAAAGATAAAGAGTTACGGGAGATGCGCCGCAAGCTTGAGGAGATTCAATCCAAGCCTGTCGAAGTGCAGCAACCACAAGCAGACGTCATTCCTCCTAAGCCGACTCTTGAGTCGTGCGAATACGATGAAGAAGCGTTTGAGAAAGCAGTGACTGATTGGCATGAGAACAAGAGCCGTGTCGAGCAGAAGAAGCAACAGCAAGAACGTCAGCAGCAGGAATACCAACAGAAGTTTCTGCAACGAGTTGAGGCCCACAAACAGCGTGCAGCCAAACTCCCGGTTAAAGACTACCAGGAGATGGAGAGCATTGTCCTGAGTGAGCTTAAGCCTATCCAGCAGGAAATCATTATTCATGCAGCAGACGAGGGTTCAGAGCTGATCGCCTATGCGCTCGGTAAGAATCCACAACTACGCCAGCGTGTAGCCGCTGAGACAGACCCAATTCGCGCAGCATTCCTCTTAGGTCAGATTAGCAAGCAAGTAAGCCTTGCTCCAAAACCTAAGAAAGCCATCAAACCAGAGCCGGAAGTTCGCGGTGGCGGCGCTGATGCGAAACAAGATGACTTCAACAAACTCTGCCCCGGCGCAAAAATCGAATAAAGGAAACTGCTAAATGGCTACTAACGATCTCAACAGTAACGTCAGTCAAATCGTACTGAAAAAATTCCTGCCTGGCTTTATGTCTGACCTGGTTCTCGCTAAGACCGTCGACCGTCAGTTACTGGCAGGCGAAATCAACTCCAGCACTGGCGATAGCGTAAGCTTCAAACGTCCGCATCAGTTCGCATCTCTGCGTACTGCTACCGGTGATATTTCTGGCCAAGCCAAGAACAACCTTATTTCAGGTAAGGCGACCGGGAAAGTAGGCAACTACATCACCGTCGCTGTCGAATACGGCCAACTGGAAGAGGCTATTAAGCTGAACCAGTTAGACGAAATCCTTGCCCCTGTTCGTCAGCGCATCGTCACCGACCTGGAGACTGAACTCGCCAAGTTCATGATGAACAACGGTGCTCTTTCACTTGGCAGCCCGAACACCCCAATCAACAAATGGTCAGACGTTGCGCAGACTGCATCTTTCCTGAAAGATTTGGGCGTTGAAGAAGGCGAAAACTATGCGGTAATGGACCCATGGTCGGCACAGCGCCTGGCTGATGCTCAGTCTGGTCTGCACGCATCGGATCAACTGGTTCGTACCGCATGGGAACAGGCTCAGATTGCTTCTAACTTTGGCGGTATCCGTGCGCTGATGTCTAATGGTCTGGCGTCACGCACGCAAGGCGCATTCGGTGG